TCGCCGCCCGACCGTGTACACCGGGGTGTAATCCCCGGCGAGCGTGATCGACCCGCCCGACACCCGCGTGTGCGTCAAGCCGAGGTCGACCCACTGCGCGTTTTCGTACCAGGTGCGGATCTGCGCCATCAGCTCGCGGATCGTGTCGTTGACCCCGCTCGGGGGCATCCCCTCGGGCGCTCCGTCAGGGGACGCGGAGGAGTTGACGGCGGCGTTTGTCGACCAGGTGCTGATAGCGCTCATGGGGTATCCCCTTGGGTCGTAGTCTTTGCCATGGCTTGCGCCACCTCAGACACGTCCCGCGCCTGCAAGGCGCCCTGCCGGCGCAGCTGCACCAGGCGCTCGAGGAACGCCTGCTGTGCGGCCGGGTTGTCGAAGTTGGTGACCTGCCGGGCAATCTCCGCGCCGGTCTCCTGAGAGACTCGGGTGCGCAGCCACTCCCCCGCCGTCCGCAGGAGGCCGAGCTTGTTGCCCGTAGCCGCATCGGTCGCGACGCTGGCGACGCCATCCAGCGCTTCGGCTCCCTTGTCCATGCTCTGCGACCCGGTCGCAATGAAGTTTCGGGTTTGCGCCGCTTTATTCTCCATCATCAGCGCTTCATCAAGCAGGCCGCGGCGGCGAGGGTTGACTATCTCCTGCACTTTCGCGCGGTCAGCGCGGTTGCCGTAGAACGAGTCCACGGCGTTGCGATTTCCCGTCAGATCCGGCGTGCGGTCGATCTTGTTCCGCAAGCTCTCAATGGCGCCTCGCTCAATCCATTTGCGCTCGGCCGGTGAAGCCGCAATTCGCGCTGCTTGCACGTCGACCAGCTCCGATTGACCGCGGAACAAATCGCGCCCATCTTCAAACGCGTCGCGCGCTTGCGCCGGCCCGGCGTGGCTGGCGCGGGCTCGCGCGTATATCTCGCCGCCGGGCAACGCATCAGCATTGCTAACCAGTTCCCGTCGCAGGTCGCGCAAGTTATTCAGCATGTCTCGGCTCAAAATAGGCGCCGAATCGGCAGGCCGAGGCCCTTGCTGGTAAGACGCCTTGAGCGATTGGTCGATCTGCTGCTTGGCAATGTCGAGGTCGCGAAAGGTGAGCGGTCGCGCAAGATTTCCAGCGTCGTCGTACAGCGCCTGCACTGGCCTGCCGACGGCTAGGCGACCGGCCTCGACATCTTGTATTTGCTGGCGCACAAACGGCGTCTCCATTACACGCCGTACCGTGCTCGGATCGTCGATCTGGCCGAGCTGGTCCAATGCCCGGTAAAACGGTCCAGAATCGCTGCGCGCCTGTTTGAGCAATTGATCGGATCGCAAGCCAGCATTTCCACCGCTCGTGCGTCCGAACCCTCGCTCAAGCTGACTGATAAGGCGATCTGCCTGCCCCCCCGTGCGGGTCAACCCCATCGCGTCAACAGGCTTGCCCGCTGCCCGCGTCAAGAGCGCGTCATCGACGATCGCGCTGCCTTCCCCGGGCAGGGTGCGCACAGCGCGCGTGAGGCGCTGCAGCGGCTGCCCGCCGACATCCACCAGGCCGAGCGGAACATTGGCACGACGCGCCCGCTCCAGCGCCATCGCGGCGGCTTCCGGGGTGACGCCAGCTTCCTCCATGGCGCGCAGGATCTTGGCTTCTGCACTGGTAATTGTGGGGGTTCCACCGGGGACGCCAGGGCCCGCAGGTACGGCGCGGGACATCGACCCAGCATCCAAGTTCAGTGCATCGGTCACGCGCCTCAGGTACGGCTCGACTTTGCGCGACAGCACCTGGCCGCCCTGCATCGCCCCGCCGACCGCTCCACCGACCGCTCCGCCCAAAGCCGCTCCTGTGACGGCGCCCTCGAGGCGCTGCCCGGGTTCGGCTGTTCCGACGCCTGCGACAAAGCCCGGGACCGCGCCAGCTCGCGCGCCTTCGCGCACGGCATCGAACACGGTATTGACCGGGCGCACAGACGTGCCGCCCCCGAACAGCGAGTTGCGCAGCAAATCGAAAGCGCTCTTGCCCCCGCTCGCAATGGCTGCCGGCGCTGCGAACATGGCAGACGCCGCGGACGGCAACACCGCGCCCAAGGCGGTAGCTGCTGCGGATGCGTAGGGGTTGTCCTGCTGGAACTGCTGCCGCTCGCCGCGCTGCCGCGCCATCGAGTCGGCATACGAGGAGCCGATGCGGCCCCTAGTCGCCCGGTTGACCAGGTTTTCCCCACCAGCCTGCAGCTCGTCAGCAAACCCGACCGAGATGCCCTGATTGAACTGCGAGGCAAGGCCCGAGGCGTACTCCAGAGGGGAGCGGCGGCGGCGCTGCTTTGCAAGGTATGCCTTGGCCACAACCGACGGGTCGGCGCCGTCCGGTGCTTCGAGGATGGTGCCGTCAGGGAGTTCGATTTCCATGCGCTACGGCCTCACGTTCCCGTTGGCGTCGACTCTCACTCGCTTGCCCTGCGGCCCGCCGGCTGGGGGAGCGCTTGCAGCCTCTGCGCCCGGAGGCTTTTGCCCGAGTCGCAGAGCCACCCGAGTCTCCATGTCCTTCAAGATCGCCTCGTTGTTCGTTGCGCTGTACTTGCGATCGGGCAACTGCAGGCCGTACTGCTGCTGCTCCCGATCCGACAGCGTGCCTTCGCCCGGGATTCGAAACACGGTGCGCAGCTCGGTGCTCATCTGCTCGCGCAGGTTCTCGAAACGCATCGCCTCCTGGCTTGCAGTGACCGTGCCCACATACCCAGTCAGGCCCAGTACCCCGCCTTGCGGCGTCTTCTTTATCTGGTCGCGGAACTGGTTGACGACGTACGACAGCGATTTCTGCACCTTCCCCTTGCCGGCGCTCTCAGCATCTGCGGCGCCCGACGCAGTGGCTGCAGCGCGATCGCGGGCCGCAGTGTTCTCGGCTTCAGGCGTCGAAAGCGGGCGCGCGCCGCCAGGGGTCACTACGGTCGGAACGCCGCCGACACTTGTGACGGTCTGGGCGCGCATTGACCCGAGCATGGCTGTTTGCTCATCCGGCGGGAGACCCCGCAAGTATTCATACGTCTCAATCGCGGCTGGCCGCTGCGTTGCCGCGCTGGGCGACTGCCCCATGCGAGCAATGTCGCGCCGATAGTCCATGAACGATCCGGGGTACCCCTGCCTCTTGGCGATCTCGTATTCCTGCACGGTAGCGGGCAACGAGGTCGTGCCGCTCGGCCTTTCATACGGTGACTTGCCCACCGCCTGCGACCGCGGCACGTACACGGGCTTTCCGTCCTCGCCGATGACGATTTCAAGATCTTCTTGCGCCTGCGGCTTCTGCTGCATCGCCTGAATCTGCGCCTGCATGTATTGCTCTCGGAGCTTCTGCTGCGCAGCTTCGGCGGCCATCTGCCGCGACTGCAGCATCGAGGTGCCAAGGATCTCCCCGAACCCGCGCCGGCGGCTGCTGTACCCGCTGTTCGCAAGCAGCGCGAGGCCCAGGTCCATCGTTGCCGGGTTCTGCAGCAGGCCCTGCGCACCGCCGACCGCACCGAGCAATCCGCGCCGCGGCTGCCCCGTGTTGCCCGCGTTGCCGACGATCTGATCGAGGATTCCCATTATCCCTTCCTCCCGAGGATGCCGCCGCCGAGCGCCCCGAGCAGCGCCGCCCAGCCGTTGTCACTGAACTGACTGCCGAGCGCAGCCCCGGTAAGCGCGCCGCCCACCGTCCCGGCGGTCTTGTTCGTGCCGCCCGAGGGCTCGTAGGTGCTCTGCCCGAGGTTGCCGTTGACGCGCGAGAGGTACTGATCCAGCAGCACCTGCGGCGCACGCTGCTCGTAGTCAAACCGGCCGCGCTGATCCTGCTGCACGCGGCCCGCCAGGTCCTCGACCGACGCCCCGACCGAGCCGAGGCGCTGCATGTCGAGGTACGGCTGCTCGGCGAGCTGCCCGACCATGCCGAGCGCCTGCCCCTGCTGGCCGCGCTGCGAGAGGATGTCGGAGAGCGCGCGCTGCTGGTTGTTCTCGTAGGTGCTGCCGTAAAACTGCGTCGCCAGGTCGTTGAGCTGCTGCCCGCGGATCGGGGCTGCGGCGTTCACGTTCCGCCCGGCGCGGGCGAACTCGCCCTCGAGCTGCGAGCGGCTGTTCGTTGCGGCGCGCTGGAACATCTGGTCGAGGTACGGGTTTGACTGCGACCCGAACGAGGAGGTCGGGGTGCCGGCGAGCTGGTTCTGTGCGTACTGCGTCGCCTGATTGACAAGCGGCGAGCCTGCCAGCGCCCGCTGCTCGATGCCCTGCATCGCCCGCTCGGTCTGCCCGCTGAACGGCACGACCGTCTGCCCGCCGTACTGCTGCGGGGCGCCCATGTTCAGCATGTTCTGGGCGTACTCGAGGCCCTTGGCCTGGTACGGCTGCTGCCACGAGGGCCCCTGAGTCTGCAGCACCGCGGTGCCGGGGCTCGAGGTCTGGTAGGGCTGCTGGCCCGCCGGGGCGGGGACCTGGATCGCAGACGATCCGGAGTTGCTGTCGTTGCTCATGCGTACCTCCCGTACTGCGCGAGCAGGCCGGCGTAGATGGGGTCGATGTTCATGTTGTTGCGATTCGCGAACGCGCCGAGCAGGCCGCCGGGCTGGACGTAGCCCATGGTTTCGGCGCCTTGCGTCGGCATGATCGACGGCGCTGCAGGCGTGCCGGGCATGTCGTCCGCAGGGTTGAAGTAGTACATGTCGTTCGCGAGCGAAGGCGCGTCGGCTGCAGGCGTTCCCGGGCCGTCTTGCGCCGGGTCGAAGTAGTACATGTCGTTCGACAGAGAAGGCGCCTCGGCCATCACCGGAGGGGCGGCGCTCGGCTGCGGCGAGGGCGCGGCCCCCGGGTACACCGGGCGTTCGCTGACGATGCGATAGCCGCTGTCGTTCTTGACCTGCGCGTTGCTGATCGGCTTGCCGTTCTGATAGTTGAAAATGAGGTCGGTCATCATGTGGTCCTGCACGGCGTTCAGGCGCTCGTCGTCAGACCCACCGCCCATCTTCGACATCCACGGCTTGACCACCTGCTCGTAGATCGTGCCGGGGCTGGAGTCAGCCGGCACGGCGCCGCTCGTCACCGCGCCGTTGATTTGCTGCGTCATATCGAACAGGAAGTCCTCGTTGCCCTTCCGCCCGTAGGCGTACTGGCCGGGGAAGTTCAGCTTGTTGGTGCGGTAGAGGTTCACGAAGCCCTGCGCAAGCTCGACCGGGTCACTCTCCCCGACGCCCCTGCCCTGCTCGACGCCGGCCCAGTAGTTGCTGAACGCCTTGTCGCCGAACTCTTTGGTGTTCGTAAGGGTAGCGGCCAGCGCCGCAACGCCCGCGCCCACCAGCCCGATCGGGCCGAGTGCCGCGAGTCCCGTCAGCCCGGCCAGGTATCCCGCGGACGCCGCCGCCACCGCCCCGCCGACTGCTGCGCGGCCTTCTTTGCCCTTGCCGATGGAATCCGCGGCGTAAGCCCCGCCCGCGAGCAACCCCAAGCCCGCGCCTGCGGTCCCCAAGGCTCCCAGACCTGCGCTGGGGGCTGCTGCAGCGGGAACCGCCGCTGCCGTACCCGTCGCCGCTGCACCGCCTCCAGAAGCTCCCAGAGCCGCTCCCATGCCGCCTGCCTGCGAGGCGATCGAGCCGGACGCACCGAGCATCCCGGAGAGGCTCGCGCCCGGGGCTGCAGCGGCCGCCAGCGACCCGGTGGCCGCCGAGCCCAGCCCGGTCGAGGTCAGCCCGCCGAGCGTGCCGAGACTGCCGAGCCCTGCGGTAGCGCCCGCAGCTGCGCCCGCGCCCGCTGCCCCACCACCGCCCGCGCCTGCGAGGCTGCTGAGGCTGGAGAGGTCGGGCGCGAAGGTCACGCCCGGGGCGGGGATCGAGGCCATCGCCGGAGGGGGTGAGTTGATCGCCGCCAGGTCCCCGGGCTGCAGCACGTTCACGGGGGTAATGGGGTCGGCGACTGCCGAGGGACCGAGCAGCCCCGAAAGCGGCGCCCCGGACTGCGCGGTCGAGAGCATCGAGCCCGGGTACTGCGCCGGCGTGGGGATCGACCCCATCGAGGTCGGCTGGAGGGATTCCATGTCGCCGGGTTGCAGCACATTCGGCGTGGTAGGCGTGTAGTTCGCAGCGCCCGGCAGCGCTTCGGCGAGCGAGCCTGCCTTCTGCGCGGTGTCGAGCATCGAGCCCGGGAACTGCGCCGGGCTTGCACCCGATCCGCCGAACAGCTTCTTGGCAGCATCCGTCAGGGACGACAGCGCCTGCGGGTTCTGCGCCAGCGCCGCAAGCAGTCCGCCCGCAAGCCCTGCGCTGTCGCTGCCACTGCTGCCACCGCCCGAGGTCGGGAACGGCGCGAGCGGGGCGTCGAGCGTGTAGGGACGTTGCATATACGCCGGCGGCGCTCCCGCCAGTCGATACGCCTGCTGGCCGTAGGCGCCGAGCCCGGGGGGCTGCGGGGCGTAGGGCACCTGCCGAACACTCAGGAATCCGGGGAGACTAGCCATTGGGCACCTTCAGGTTCTTTTCGAGTACGACCGCGCGCTCGCGGTATTCGGGCAGCACGCGCAGCCAGCCTTTGCGTCCGATGATCTCGATCGCGGCGCAGTCGAGCCCGCGCGCCCAGTCCTCGATCAGCGCCAGCCCGTCGTGCAGGATCGGCATCAGGTCCCCGACCGCCACGAACACCGCGCAGTACTTGCCGCGCAGGTGCTGGTAGATCTGCGTGATGCAGACGCCGCGGATCGCGCCGTTGTCCTGGTACCCCCACACCTGCGCCTCGCAATTCAGCGCAAGCGCCTTGAGCGAGTCCGAGGAGGTGGTGGCGGTCTCGAACTCGAAGCGCTTGAGGTGCGGCTCGATTTGCGGCCATAGCTCCTCGAGCTGGTCCGCGCGCAGGGCAAACACGCTACCCGAGCCGGACATACGCGAACGTTCGGTCGGTCGAGGCGGTGCTGGCGTGCGTCACGGTGAAGCTCCCGCGCGACCGCGCCGAGAGGTACAGCCCGCCGAGCGCTGCCGCGGCGTTGCTGGTCGTGGGCACCCACAGCACCACTTGATTTGCCTCGAACTTGTTGTCGCTGACCACCGTGCTCGTCACCGATGCGGCCAGCGTGAACGTGCCCGTCACATCGAGCTTGCCCCCGATGAGGCTGTTGATGGCGCTGGCAATGCGCTCGCGGTGCCGGCGCTCGTCCGGATCGTCGACGAACAGGTACGGGATCGCCATCAGGTCGCCCCGCTGCTTACGGCCTGATACTCGATGCCGAGCGCCGACTCAAAGGCGCCCGCGATCGTCACCCGTGCGCGGTGATAGCGCGCCTCGCTGCGCAGGTCCACGAACCCGGTGCGGGCGTTCGGGGTGCGCGCGGCGGTGTAGGTCACGGCGCTGCCGAGAGAGTTGCGGCTGCCCACCTCCACGGTGAGTACAGGATCAGAGCCCACAACGAGCGGCTTGACGCCCTGCACGCGGGAGAGCGCACCCTTCGTGAGTTCCGCTTCCGTCCCGTCCAGCACGGCCGTTCCCGCCAATCCTGTGAACCCACCGAGTTTCTTCTCCCCGTCGATCGCAAGGATCGTGTTGTTGCCGCCGGCCCAGTTCGCCGAGTCCAGCGAAGGGCTGACGATATCGAGCGAGTTGAAGTAGGTATCGAGGTCGTCGAGCGTGATCGCGGTGGTCACGCCGGAGGTGAGAAACTCGACCTGGTCCTCGGCTCTGGACCAGCGGCCCTCCTCGTAGTTGTAGATCAGCACGCGGTTCGGGCGCCCGCCGACGTTGCCGCTGCCCGGATACGCCCAGTAGATGCACTTGTTGGCGTAGTCGATCGCGCCGCGCACCCTGTGCTTGTAAGTCGTGTCGACCGTGTCGCCGAAGTAGTTGTCGACCTTCTGCGAGCCGATCGGCTTGACGTCGATTCCGTCAGTGACGTAGAACCCGTCGCCTGAGATGAAGTAAGCCAACCTTCCGAACTGCACCACGGCGTTCGGGAACAGCGCCCCGCGCGCCCGCTCGATCGTGTCGAACTGGAACACGACATTGCCCCCGACGTAGGCCATGCGCGAGATGCCGTTGCGCTGGAAGATGAGCCCGTAGCTCTCCCCGCCGACGATTGCCGTCACCGGGCCGAAGGCGGCGTTCATGTACTGCTCGCCCGCTTGCAGGGACTGCGCGGTGCTGGTTCCCGGGGTGGGCCAGTTGCGCGGGTCGTCGATCGCGCACCACTGCACGCGGTTCTGCGCAGGCGCGGTGAGGTTCGTGTCTCCGAGCACCACATGCCGGCCGATCACCCCGACGCAGCGCGCCGAGGGGGCTGTGCCCGATGAGGAGAGTGCTCCGAAGGTCGCCGAGGAGCCCGCGGTGCCGCACTGGGGCACGTCGTTGTAGTTCGTGGCGATCACCAGGTCGTCGTACTGGACCATCGACCAGTAGCCCTCGTCCGCCGTGGTGTAGGTCGCGCTCGAGCGATCCGCCCAGCCTGAGCCGGCGCGAACGAAGATCTTCTGCTTCGTGCCGATGTAGAAGTACCCGGCGCCCGAGGTGTCGACCGCACTCACCCCGCCCATGGGGGCTGCGGTCAGGGCGTCGCCGATCCCGGTGACGGGCAGGAAGCTCTTGTAGACGCTGTCCGAGGGAATGACGTTCTTCGCCTCGGTCATGCCTGGGTTGTCGAGCGCCGGCAGGTCGGGCAGCCACTCGGCGAACTTGACGACGCCGATACTCATCCGAGCGTCGCCACCATCTGCGACCCCCCGAACTCCTCCTCCTTCCACTGATCGCGGTAGTCCGCCAGCGCGTCGGTGTAGAAGTCCCTCCAGACCGCGATGCGGCCGTCGTTCTTGAGGAACGGCTCGGCCTCAAGCAGCGCGCCGTACAGGCACAGGTCGGGCGCGTTCGTAGTGAGCCAGTTTGTGCCGTCAACCACCGAGCGCAGGACAGTAGGCTTCGCGAAGTAGCGCAGCGTCAGCGTGTACTCCCCATCCGGCTCGGGGCCGAACACGAACGACGTCCCATCGCGGGCGATCATGCGCGGCTTGCCGGGGATGCTGCGCGGCCAGGTCGCATACAGCATCTGTGAGGACACGCGCTGCAGCGGCGGGCTCGAGGTCAGGGTGGCGTATTTGATGCCTAGGAAGTCCCCCGGCACCGTCGCCGCGGTCGTCAATAACGAGGTGCTGCTCTCCATCCAGTTCGCCCAGTTGAGCGGCTGCCGGTAGAAGCGTTCCTCCCAGTTCTGGATGAAGTTCGGCGCAAACGAGGCCAGGTCATCGCGGGCGAGGTAGTCCCCGATCGCGGTCCCGAGCGTCTCATAGTTGGTG